GTTCAAGATTATAAAATGTATATGTTTTTGAATCAATTACTGTTGTAAACGCTGTGTATCTGTCGATGTTTAAAACACCGGGAAATCCTTGTACTCCATTAACCGTGATATTTAACTTAGCTATAGCACCTTTTGCACTTCTGGGTGTGTAATTTAATAATTTAGCAAGAGAAACAACCGACTCACGCTTAACCGCGCTGTCAATGAACACCTCATTCACTGCCATGTTTAAATAAAAGGCGTTATAATGTGTGTTATACGCAAGAGTGTCAATCAGAACAGATAGACCTGAACCTTCAAAGTCATAATCGGTAAATTCGGATTGCTGTTTGAAGAAATCCTTTAAATTTTTCTTGATTTCATCAAAATCAAGTTCAGATACTTTTAAACTGGTAGCCATTACCTGTTCCTATTAATAAGAGTTGTTACTTTTACTGGCTTATCACTGTTTAGAACTTTAAATATAACTGTAATATTTAATTCATTTTGATCTTGTGTATTTGAAACAATTATGTCGATAATATCAGCTCGCGGTTCATAAGCACGTAAAATATCCTCAACTGCTTTTCTTGCTAATTGTAAAGTTAATGGAGTGAAGTTATCAAATAACAATTGGTGTATTGCACACCCTATCTCAGGATGAAAGGGGCGATCAAAATTTTTAGTCGAAATAAGATTACGTATCGCACTTTTTACTGCATCTTCGTCTTCTACTTTGACAACATCTGCAGTTGAGGGGTGCGAGGTAAAATTTAAATTTATATCTGAAAAGGTACGAGTTTTATTTGCCATAAAAGTATTTATTGTAGTTAAATTTTAACCTGCAAAAACTTTTGAACTTCCAGATGTAATGATGTTATCTCCATAATTATCACCAATTCTTCCAATAGGTTTTCCATTTACAAAAACTTTTGATGAGAATGTTGATAAAACTTGTGTATCGGGTATACAACCTGTTCTATTATGTGCAGCAGGTAAATCACCTTCTACAACAACAGGAACACCCTCAATTAAAACATTTGTAACAGTGGCAGGACCTGTGTTTGTATTTAATGGCAAGCGACAGTTCGGTTTACCTGGGCCTTCACCATCAGGAGAAAATACAGTGTCTGTACCATTGGCACGTGCTACTGCAGGCATTATATATCACTCCTATCAAGAAGATTACGAAAAGTTGTAGCAGCCGCATCATATTTCCAATAAGCCGTTTGAATTAAAACATTTGAATCATTATCAAAAGATGCATCATCAAGATTGGTAATTTTAACTGTTACATTATGTGTAAATTCTTTAATTTTTATAGAAGGTATTGCCCATTGTACAATTGTTAAAAATTCTTCTCCCGCGTCATTTTTTATTTCTTTTAATGTCTTTTTGTCTTTTAATAAAACTTTATAAAACCCATCAGTAAATATATCAGATGGAGTACCCGAAACACGAATAACTTGATCTGACACTTTTGTAGCACTTAAACCTGATACATCTGTTGTATATGAAACTAAATCGATCTTTGTCGTTACGTTTGTTACAGGATCTCCTTCTAATAAACCCGGATAAACGAGCTGATAAAGAATATCAAATGATATTGTAGTATTTTCGTATATATCTTTTAATTCTTCTTCTGTTTCTGAAAACCCTAAAGGAGGATCAGGAAATCCTTCATAATTTCCGAACAATCTAAGTATTGCGACTCCCGGCGTTAAAGGCATATTAAGATAGATTTATAAATTTGTTTCGTGCGTAAACTTGGTGATCTTTGAATGTTCCAATCGGTAAAGCAGCCTTTTGGCCCGTCTTGTCAAAAGCAATGTGAATCCATGGGTTTCTTGCCCCTCCGCCGTATTCAAGCAGTAATTGCTTATACTGAACATTATCAGCGATCCAATTAATTATCTCATAATACTGAGAGGGTCTAACTGAGGGGAATTGTAGATCTGCAGCCATGCCCATTCCATGATCTGAAACGTTTGTTCTGCCTGTTACATCAAGACGGAATGCATTTGTTACTATCATGTCCGGATACTGATCTTTTATTTTGTCCAAACAGTTAACAGCAAGATTTTTCAAGTTGCATACAATTTGTCCTGTTGTCAATCCTCTTTGAGAAGTAACTTTTTCTTTAACTACAACTGCTCGAGAAGATAATTGACCTAAGTTGAAATGTTTGGATAATTGTATTCCGTCAGAGAAGAAAGAAATTCCTTCAAATTCATTGCAATCACAATCTAATATCGCAACATCGTTTGCTTTAGGTTCAGATGCACCACCCTCAGCGGGTTTTGTTTCGACAACCTCGCCGTTAGTTACTTGCCTTTGATGAATTTCCTCGGCCCCGGGTTCCCCCGCATCTAAATCAAACGCATCTTGATTACACTCAGGCCTTTGTAAAGGATTAACATCAGTTTCTTCGTAAGAGAGCTTGTCAGGCACAGTTCCTGCGGCTGTCGCAGCAGTTCCTGAATTCATGTTAATTAACCCGCCATCGATGTTGGTATTTTGTGCGATTACATTAAAGTCACCTGTTGCTTTTATATTGAAGGCCCCTCCGGTTACAACGTTTATGTCTCCTGCAACATTTAAGTTCAGCTTATTATTGATTGTTGCGGTTGTTTCGCCATAAATCTGTATATCAGCTTTATTCTTCACAAGTATTTGTGTGGCCCCTTCAACCGTCAGCTTATAAGCCCCTCGAGTATACAGATAATTATTATGTTCTATGAGTTCATAATTATCCCCCACTGTCTTTCTAACCATTGATCCATTTACATCAATTTCGATAAATGTACCCGCTTTGTGGTACACGTGTATTCTTTCTTGGCCTTGTGTATTGTCAAACTCAACAATATGTCCCGCCTCTGTTTCAAACGTTTGATTATAAGGATATTTTGCACAAAAAGCGGGAAAAGGTTCATCCCACGGTTCCCCAGTGACTACAGGTATATCTTCTCTTCTAGTGGTTCTTTTTTTCTCGACAATTGTTTTCTCAGTATTTCCTGCTGCTAACTTATTTGTGTCTGGCTGATTCGAATAATCACATTTAGGATATTCATTATTTGGATCAGAAAAGGGTCGAGGTTCCAGATCCTCCATATTGTTTAAAGAATCTTGTGGTCGAGCGTATGCGGGTATATTCGAAGCAGCCGCATTTTCAAGAGGAATCGACGGGCCCACAGCCAAAGCGCCTATCTCATAATATGTTCTGCCGCTGACTCCATTTCCGTCTTTACTGTCTTTTCCTGAAGCAAAAGCGGCGGCGCCTCCCGCACCTAATAAATGAGAGACGCTTAATAAACCTGCAACCTTTCCCGCTTCATCATTATTATTAATTACACCCTTTCTTTTTAACACATTATAATTAAATGTTAAATTCTCAAACATTATAATTTCTTGCTTCTGCCCTTGTTTAATATACTCACTTTTTGATCTTAATCCATTTTTATTTGTCCAATTTTCAGAATTATCTAATACATCATTGGTTAATTTTTGATTATTTCCTACTTTGACATAACCTAAAGTTGCAAGAGCCATTGCTCCAAACTGATATTTTCCGACATAACCCAATCTATTTTGGGCTTCGTAGTTTTGTATTCCTCCAGGTATAGAGCTAGATTCTTTTTTAGCGATTGCATCCATTAATTGTTGAACTTGTGTTTGATTTAAGGGAGGTAACGTTCCTATATTTGGATTAATACTAAATGGTTGAGTTACAATCGGATTGCCCGAACCATCTAAAACAGGAGATCCGTCTGATGATCTGACAACATTTGGCGGGTATTGTTGCTCTAGTTGTGTGTTTGCTTCACATTTTGGTAACGGAGCGGGCATACCCCCCAACGAACCCATGACCAGTGGTTGTTGCATATCATCGCCGTCAAGGAAGAAACCTACAACCCAACTACCCGTCATTAATCCGACAGGTGCAGATCCGATACCTGATACTGCAGCAGATGTTGTGGGTTGCATTATAACAGCCCAGGGTAAATCTTCTATGGGTAATAATGATCTATCAGGTGTATGGTATCCAAATATGCGTACACGCACGCGACCCAATTTCTCCGGATCGTTTCTATCTTCTACAACACCCACCCACCAGTTAAATGTTTGTTTTAATATCATGATTTTTTAGCGAAAGAGTCTTTGATGAGTTCCAAAATCATTACGTGATTTCGAAAATTAATTTTATGTCGAATAGTTGAAACTAAATATGTTCCTGAATATAAACTATCGTTTCCAAAATCATTTGATGATTCATGGTGAGTTGTGTCAGGAAAATTAAATTTTATCATTGCACCTGCATATAAATCTGATCTGCCATGTACCGTTAAATTAATCTTGAAGTTATCCAATTCACTTAATTTAGTATGTCGATTTCCAAAAATATCAATCATGCGTTCAGTATAATTGTTTGTTATACCTGAAAAAAGTTTAGCATTTGACGGATATATTTTTACGTATGAATCTGAATTACGAAAAACTTCTTTTGCAAAGGGTGCCACACTTAGTTTACCTTCGGTATGGGTAAAATTATCGTATTCGGTGGGATAATCGAAATCCTTTGAGGCATACTTTTTTGTAATGGGATCAAACGTTATAATTTTGTTCGCATAGAATCCATTTAAATAATTCTTTAAATTGTCATTAAAGTTCACTACCTGAAAACTTTGCGCCATGAAAAGCTGCTTAAAAACATCAGACGACTCGAAGTTTCCCGCCGGAATGTAATAGTATTCACCTGCGACTTTGTTTGTTTTCTCCGCCTCAAACAATAAATCTTCTATGCTGGAAAAGAAGAATCCCGCTGTGCTTTCCCAGAAAAGAAAATCACATGCTTTTCCATCTCTGGGTATCGCTTTTGAACATAACCAATTAATGCACTTAGCGGGCGACCAACCGGGACTAATAAATTTTAACTTATTTTGTGTTTCTGAATATAGAAACTGCGATTGTAAGCTATCAGATGATTCGATGCTTGTCTCAGTGAACTTGACATACTTGTCGTTTTTTAAGAAGGTTTCATATATTTCAAACGCAACATCAGAAACGTTTCCATTAAAGGATTTGTAAACGGCGATGTTTGCATCAAATGCTGCTTCGATTGAACAAAAGTGAAGAATATACGTTTGTGTATTATTGTCTGAAACAGTAGTTTGATCTGTAACAGAATATACATGAAAAACTTTTCTAAAATAAGATTGTAGTGAGGGAGTGCCATAACTAACAATAAGAATTTCATCGCCGATGATGGGCAATTTTGAAAGTATATTGTTCGAATCGTTAATTAAAATTTGCCCATGCAAAAAGTTTGAAAAGATATCTTCAACTAAATTAAATTCAATAAGATAATCATTTAAATCAACAACTAATCCATTAGATGAGATTAACTTTAAAAATTCAAAATCAACTTGTCCGGGATAATTATACTCTCTTGCATTAGCCATTTATAGCTGCCTCATACTCCGCTATAAAAGCTGATAGAAATTGAGGTCTTAAAACACGAATGTTTCTTTTCTTTTCGTTTTCTCTTGACTCATGATCAAAATTGGTTACTGCATATGCATCTGCATAGGGATAAACATCTGCACCGTCTGATCCGCTCGGAGATCCAGGATTAATTACTTTTAAATCATACTTTTGTGTTGGATCCACTTGTGTTAAATCAGACTGTGAAATTGTATAGTATCTAATATCTGATGCAGCAGAGCCATATTTCGTGTTTACATAATCGTATAATTGCTTCTCGGTTAATGGCCAACCAAATCTGGGATCAATTATATCGTTTATCAAGAGAATAAGCCAATGATATTGTGAATCATTGTAAAATTTAAAAGAAACGATCTCTGGAGTTTCTTTCTCTTTTACTGTGTATTGTTCATACAATGAATAATTTTCTTTTGTTTCTTGACTTACTGAAATTCTTCTTAGTATGTCAGCGACAACTGAGAACGTTGCACCAGAATCAACAGTGTAAGCAACATAAGGAAACCTTGAAAAGTACGTCATCTTAATAACCCTTACTTATTCGCTCTTTAGTCAACAATTCTGTTTCTTGGAATGTCAAGTTCATACGAATTTCAGTGGGTTCACCTTCTCTAAAAGATGAAAAGTATTCATTACCGTAGTTAACTGACATGTCCGTTAACACACATGTGCTTATTTTATGCAGAAATTCATTTTGTCTACCTTGAAAATAATATTGAATATCAAATTCAGATGGGTAAATGTAAAATAATCCGTCTTTTGACAACTCGGGATGCATGTGAAACTTAAAAAGATCTATAATTCTTTTTACATTGTAAACTTCAGACAAGCTTTTAGGTAGAAAAGTGTAAGAAAATCCGAAAGTTCTAAAATTTACCGCCTCGAATAGAACTTCTTTAAATGGATTTGTAGCCACCTTTGCGGCTAGTTTTCCTGCTTGAACTGCTGTTTCACCTACACCACCCAATCCCGGCACACCACTAGCTAATTTTCCTATCGAGGCGATGGCCGCAGCCACACCTTCACCCATTTTTCCGGCAATGTTTGAATCGATTGCCGAAGATCCCCCTAAAATACCTCCCAGCATACCGAAATCAAAGTCTTTATACTTCATCGAATATTTAACTGATGGTATCGATTCAATCGGAAGCATGATTGCATCGGTTGTTCTTTCGGGTTCTTTTACTGAAAATGTTTCAGATAATTGCTGAAGTGCAGCTGTTCCCCCTGCACCTATAGCACCTGCGGTAAGTGCGCCCGCTATGCCTCGTCCTTTTTCGGTTGCCATTTTTAATGCATTCGCCGCTTTTCCACGAACTGAACCTCTCACTGCCCTCCCTACTATCGACCCCGTAGCTGCAGCCCCTGCTGCCGCAATCCCTGCTCCAACTATTGCGGTTGTAGCTAATCCTTCTTGACTAATCGTATTTTGTCCTCTACTACTTACATCCACATCAACTGTTCTTGCTGGTTTAAATTTGGTTTTGCCACGTACATTTATAAAAAACATAACATAATGTTGTAAGTCTGCTCGATTTGAAATGTCTTCCGGGTAAGCTAACTGATTTACATTATAAGGACCTTGATTCGATTGATTAATTGAACCGGGTTTACGTATTTCACGCCCGCCCAACCCTCTTCCTAAGATTTGATCAGTGTTGAACTGTTCTAAGATACTATTGCGATCTGTCATGGCGTTATAAATACTTATGTGTTATAATTGAATATTTATCGTGTATAAAGAAACTTATAAAGGAAAATATAAAGTTAAGCGCCCAGAAAAGTATCGCGGTGATTATAATAATGTTATTTACCGCAGCAGTTGGGAACTTAAGTTTATGAATTGGTGTGATAGCACAGATGCAATTCTTGAATGGGGATCAGAAATTGCTGTTATACCTTATGTATCTCCTGTTGATAAGCGAGTGCATAGGTACTTTGTTGACTTTTATATGAAAGTAAAAGACAAAACAGGGAAGGTTGAAAAGTATCTGATCGAAATAAAACCAAAAAAGTTCACAGAAGAACCTGTAAAACCTAAAAGAGTAACAAAACAATTTCTAGAAGAAGTGTTTACATATGGTGTCAATCAAGCAAAATGGAAAGCTGCAAGAGAGTTTTGTGAAGATAGAAACTGGAAATTCGTTGTTCTCACTGAGGATGAATTAAAAATAAATGGCAACAAGTAATCCATTCGAGAATTTAAGATTTACGGGAAAGGACCAAGAGGCATCAGTCAATTGGTATAAGGAACGTATCGCTGACTTAGGTCGTCAAAAGTTTAAGCCATCTAATTTAATGTCAAGTAATGATTTACTAGTTCGTCGATTGATGCCCGGGCAATTATACTTATATTATTACGACCCCAAAACAAAAGACAGCCTTCCATATTACGACACCTTCCCTCTGGTGTATCCTTACAAGCGTGTTGAAGGCGGATTTATGGGATATAATCTTCATTACTTACCGCCCGTTCTTCGATTCAAAGTTATGGCCACCCTACTAAATATACAAATCAGCGGGACACGCGAAGAAAAAAGAATCGCATACTCATACGGCGTTTTAAATGCTAATGAGGTAAGTAAATATTATGAGCCGTGTATTCGTCGTTATTTGAATTCACAAGTCATGTCTAATTTTTTGAAAATACCTTATGAAGATTGGTTAGCAGCATCGTTATTACCCACCGATAGGTTTGTTAAAGCAAGTTCAGCAAAGGTCTGGAAAGAAACAATGGATAAAATCAAATGAGTATTTCAAATTTCCTAGCACAAGTAACCAAACTTGGTCTTGCAAGGCAAAATAGATTTGAAGTTCAGATCCCCAATCTTTTCGGAGATGAGAGGCTTATTAGCTTATTTTGTCAAAGTGCAACTTTACCTGGAGCTTCTCTTGCTTTAAAAAAACAAACATTGTTTGGACCTGCCTATATTAGACCCGCATCAATAAATTATGGAGAATCAATTACCCTATCCTTTCTTTGTGATAAGGACATGTTAGTAAGGAAAGCTTTTGATAATTGGATTCATTCTATTGTAAATCCTTCTAGTTTTACGGTGAATTATAAAGATGAATATGCACGAACTATTACAATATATCAACTAGATGAAAAAGAAAATTACACATACTCTATACAATTAATTGATGCATTTCCTACAGTTATTGGGGCTCTTTCATTAAACCAGGCAGCTCTTGACCGTTTTCACATATTACCTGTAACGTTTTCCTATCGTGTTTGGGAGACAGGTGATATAAGAAATACAGATATTTTTCAATCAACAATTGTAGGTCCTGAGGAATTATTAAAAACTACCAGAACAACTCAACCACAACCCTCGGTAGGAAGAAAAAATACGGCAGAAGATTATATACCAGCACCTCCTTTATAAAATAGGATTAAAAAATGGCTCTACCTAAACTTGAAGTCCCAACCTATGAATTGACTATTCCGTCCACAGGAAAAAAAGCTAAATATCGTCCCTTTCTCGTTAAGGAATATAAAGCGTTATTGATGGCGACAGAATCAGATGATTCTGATATTACGCGCGTGATGGAAGAAATCGTTGACATTTGTACCTTTAACAAGCTAAATTTAAAAACATTAGCTAGTTTTGATATTGAGTACATCTTTCTTAAGATGCGAGCAAAGTCTGTCGGAGAAAAGATCGATCTTGTCTTAACCTGTCGCTCGTGCGAAAATAAAATCGATTTTAGCGTGAATATTGATACAGTAGAATTGGAAAAGGATAAGGAACATTCGAGTAAGTTTATGTTGACTGAGTCAGTGGGTGTTGAAATGAAATATCCAAGATTTAAACTTGATCTTCCTGAGTTAATACAAACGGGCCTTGATAATTATTTTGATGAAATCGAAAAATGCATTAAAGGAATTTATACCAGTGATGGTAAGTATTTTGATATAACTATAGATGATAAGGAAGAACTAAAGGAGTTTGTTGCGTCGATGAATATCGAACAGTTTGGAAAAATTGAAAAATTCTTTCAGACCATGCCGAAATTATCAAAGACCATAGAATTAACATGCAGTAATTGTAACACAATAAACAAGGCCAAAGTCGAGGGCCTTGCAAATTTTTTCGTATAAGTCTCGGAAGAGACTCACTAGCAGATTTTTACAAAACAA